CTCCGACTTTACCGCCACGGCGGCAGCGATCTTGTCATTGAGCGTTTTGGCGCTGAGGGTGCCGTCCGGGGCGATGTCCAGCGCTTCGCCCACTTTCACGCCGCCCAGCTGGTCCGCCGTAGCGGGCGGCAGGCTGTAAGGCGTGCCGAACTTGGCGTCTGCCTGCTCTTTGGTGTAGAAGCTGCCGGAATCCACCGCCTTGATGCTCTCCGCAAGCTGCTGCAGCTGGGCGTTGCCGCTCTGCTGCATGGCGGTGAGGATGGCGGTGTACTGGGCCAGCAGTGTCTCGGTGGGGATGCCGGTGACGCCGTCCCGCATGACGCCGCAGACGGCCTCGTCGGCCCGGGTGTCGGTGATGTCGGCGGCAGTGATCACCGAGGAGCCTGCGGGCACGCTCACCGTGCACAGGCCCAGCTCGTACTGGTTGTGGTTCTGCAGGATGTCGGGCGGCTGAGCGGCCACGGCAGGCGTGCCGGTCTTGAGTCGGATGGCGGTGAGGTTGGACGACGTATCAAACTGCAGCACCACACGATCCACCCGGTTGAGGGTGTTGTCGGCGTCGGGCACGGTCAGCACCGTGTCCTCCCGGCTGCAAACGGACACGCCTTTGAAGTCGTCGTAGTTGATCCAGGCAAGGCCCGGGGCAATGGTGATCTGCCGGGTGCCGGTGATGCTGACGGCGAAATTGCTGTCCTTTGCGTAGACGCCGGACGTGCGGGTGCACAGGTAGGTGGCTACATCTTCGGCACTGTAGGTCACGCCGTCCAGCGGATAGGTAATGATGCTCATGTGTTTTTCCTCCTGAGGATGGGGGTGCCGATCTCGGTACTGACCGTATTTTCACCCTTCTGAGACTGCAGGGTCACCGACGTGATGCGGGCCGCTGCCTGGATGTCGGTGCCGGGCAGGCTGGCCGCCACCACCTTGCCCACCGTCACGGGGCCGGTGGGGGTGAACTCAAAATTCTCCAGCCGGGTGTGCTTCGCCAGCTCCTGCTCGCCCAGCGTGCGCAGGGCGGCAAGGTACTCGCTCTGGGACTGGCCGTCCTCCTTTTTCTTGCTGGAGGCATCCAGCAGCATCTCCCGCCGGGCCGTCCCGGTGTTGTCGGTGGCCCCCACGGTCACCGTGCCGTCGGCCCCCACCACGGTGCAGATGTTCTTGTAGTCCGTGATGCTCTCGGTATAGGCCAGGTCGGTCAGGTTGCCGTACTGGGGCGCATAGCGGGCGTTGGGGTCCAGCTTGGGCCGGTACAGCTCAAACAGCAGCTTGTTCTGCTGCTGGTCGAACCGCACCCGGAAGCCGATGTCCAGCTCCTGGCACACCTGCTCTGCAATGCTCAGCAGGCTGCCGGGCTTGACCTCTCCGGCGTAGGCGTCGGCCAGACCGGCCGGGTCGCCCAGCTCCAGGCAGGGCCATGCGGCGGCCCCGGACACCAGACCACGCAGCGTGTCCTCCACGGCAAAGCTGCTCAGGGTGCCCGTGCTGACCCGCTCGTCGAGGATGCAGGCGGCGTCCTTGGTGTAGAGGACCAGCTTGTGATCGGCTTTCTGGGCCGACACGATGCGCATGAGCCGGTCGCTGCCGACCAGCCAGAGATAACGGTCCGGGCGGCAGAGGGCCTGCAGGGCGGTGGTGTCGTGGAGCTCCAGCTGAGCCCCCTGCACGTTGCTGTAGACGTTGTAGCGCTCCGGCCAGACCAGAGACAGCCAGCTCTCGATGCGGCCCAGCAGCTCCAGCCGGTCGTTATAGACGCAGAGGCTCTTGTACCCGGATGCCGTCAGGGCGGATGTGATCTCAGCCATTGGAACCCTCCGTGATGATCGTGGTAAATGCGGCATGCATGGTCAGCGACAGAAACAGCCAGCCGTCGCCGGAATCCGCCGTGCGCTGCCATGCCTGCGCCCCGTGGTATACCGTCCAGAGGGTGCTGCTGCCGTCCAGCACCGAAAGGACGTCGTAGCCTTTGCCGTCGATGACCCGCTCCACCCGGAGCTCGCCGTTTTCCCGGTAGACCTGCAGCTCGTCACCGTCCTGCAGGGTCGTGATGAAGCGCAGATATTCGCCGGTCTCCGGGTTGATGACGCCGGGGTTGACCACCTCGCCCCGGGCGGTCAGCGAGAGCTTCCAGCTCCGGGTGTCCAGACCGCTGTTGAGGATGCGGATGTAGCTGGCCTGTTCCCGGATGCCGTACTGATGCGAGGTGTAGCACACCGGCAGCCGGAACACGGGCGTTACCTTGATGGTGGCTGCCGTGGTCTTGGCCACACTGTGCCAGTAGGGGTTCGGGCAGTAGAGCTGGAAACTGAAGGTTGGCCACAGCACTGCCGGCGAAATGGCCGGGCAGCGCTGCACCTCGGCGTCACACCAGTATTTTCCGGCCACGGTCAGGCGGCCGGTGACGCCGGGAGCAAAAATGTCCCGCAGCTGGCGCTTGCAGTAGTCGGCGTTGCGCAGGATGCGCCCGGTGATGGTGCGGGTGACGCCGGAGATGCTCCGGCTGTCCACGGTGGCACCCACCTGCTGGTAGCCCTGGCTGGTCTCCAGCTCCACGGGCAGGTCGCCCAGCGGGTCGCAGCTCCACAGCACGCCGGCGGCATAGCCAAAAGCGAAGCTCTGGCCGGCGCCAGTGGTAAAAACAGCATCAAACACCCTGCAGCACCGCCCTTCTCTGCTCATACTGCGCTTCACGCATCAGGTCGGCGGCCGTCTGCGCTTTGCTGTAAATGTACTGGTTGACCTCGATGTTGGGCCGCTGGGTGCGCTGGGGCAGGCTGCGGGGCTGCTCGTAGTCCCATAGGGTGCCGGAGGCCCCCACAGTGCTGCCCGCCGCGCTGCCGGAGCTGGTGTGCTTGCGCTTGAACGCCACGCCCAGCCCCACGGTGATGGCGGCAATGGCGGCCACCAGAGCCGCGCCGGCGGCGATCATGGCAATGCCCTGAGGCGTGCCGATGCCGGTGGGCAGCAGTGCTGCGCCGATGGCCTGCAGCATGCCCACAAAGGCAGAGCCAATGGTGGAGATGAGGGCGCCCAGGGCGCTGTAAATGGCCGGGAATGCCGACAGCAGTCCGCCGGACAGCGCCGTGCTGATGCTGGTGGCTGCAGCGCCAAGCGGAGCCTTGAGGGAGGCAAAGGTGCTGGTGAGGATCTGGGCCAGACTGCCGGCCTGATCCACGATGCCGCCAAATCCGCTGGTGACACCCTGGGCGATCTGCCCGCCGAGGTTCCACGCCCCCTGCGAGACGCCCTGCACGCCCTTGAGCAATACGCCGTTGATTTGCTGGATGAGGCTGGTGCCCAGCTTGTCGATCCATTGCTTGGCTTCCGGGGCAAGGCCGGTGTAGAGCGTAGACAGCACCCACTCGCCCACGCTCTTCCAGTCCTGTTTCTTGATGGCGGTCACCAGCGTGTCGAAGGCGCCCAGGATGCCCTTGTCGGCCTCTTCCTGCCAGCCTTTCAGCAGGCCGGAGAAGGTGTTGGCGCTGGCTTCCTTGATGGTCTCGGCGGTGGTCCTGGCCCCGTCTGCGGCAATGGTCTCCACCTGCTCTTTGGTCACCAGCATTCCGTTGACGATGTCGGTGCAGGTCTTGGTGATGATCTGCTTTTGCTGGGTCGTTTCATCGGTCAGCGTCTCGGTGACCGTCTGGGTCGTGGTCTGGACGCCGTCCACGACGGAGTCAAAGGTCGAGGTGACCGTGTCCCGGACGGTGGCAGCGATCTCTTCATAGGTCTTCTGGGTCTGGGCCGTGGTCTTGCCGTGGTCGGTGACATACTTGGTGACAGTCTTGTAGTTTTTCACCACACCGTTCACCAGCTCCTTGCCGGACTCGGTCACGGTACGGGTCAGCCGGTCATACTCCTCGCTGCCCTTACGCAGGTGCTCTGTGAGCTCGGTGGTCTGGATGGTCACCTTGCCCAGGGCATTGGTGGTGTCGGTGTGGCCTGCGTCCTGCAGGGACCACAGCAGGGCCTCGGTGGCCTGTGCGGCGGCCTTGGTCTTTTTGCTGGCCTTGGTGGCGGCGTCCCCGGACTTGGTATAGGCCGGAACAACCACCTCCGCCATGGACTGGGCGCTGTCGGCCACGTCGGCGTTGGCGTCCGCCCAGACGGAGGACCAGTCGTTCCCGCTGGCGGTTTTAGCAATGGTGGCACCGGCGGTGGCTGCGATGGCTCCTGCACCAACCGCACCGCCTTTGCCGGTGAGGCCGTTGATAAAGCTCTGGATAAGGTTCTTGCCCCACTGCACCGCCTGCGAGGGCAGGCTCTTGATCCAGGCAAGCGCACTGGAAAAGCCGCCCTTGAAGGCGTTCAGCAGGCTGGAGCCCATGCTCTTCACGCCATTGGCCACACCGGTGAGGATGGTCTTGCCGATGTTCAGCCAGTTGATGGCCGAGATGACCGACAGCACCGCCTCCAGGATCTTTTTCCAGTTGGCCAGCAGACTGGGCACGGTCTGTACAAGACCGGCGATCAGCTGCACGATGATGGACACGCCCTGCGCTAGGATCTTGGGCATGTTATCGTTGATGACCCCGCAGATGTTGATGATGATATCCGGCACATAGGCGATCAGGTCCGGCAGGCCTGCGATCAGGCCGTTCAGCAGCTGGGTGATGAGGTTCAGGCCGGCGTCCACGAACACACCGGCGTTGGCCCGCAATTCCTCGGTGAACTGCAGCAGCTGCGGCAGGGCATTGGACAGAAAATCCGGGATGCCCTGGGTGAAGCCCTCCGCCAGCGAGGTGACCAGCTGGGTGCCGGATTGCAAAATCTCGGGCACCAGTGTATACACCAGCTCCGGGATGCCCGCCAGCACGTTGCCGATCATGGGCAGCAGGTTGCCCACAAGGAAGGTCTGGGCCGTTTCCACAAGCCCCTGCAGGGGGGCGGTGAGATCGGCACCGGTGGACCAGTCGGCCAGCACGTTCTCGGCGGCAGCTTTCATGGCCGCAAAGCTGCCGGTCAGGGTGGTGGATGCCTCCTTGGCCGTGGTGCCGGTGATGTCCATCTCCTTCTGGATGACGTGGATGGCGCTGTACATGTCGGCTAGGTTGCCCAGGTCGTAGTGCACGCCAGAGATCTTCTCGGCGTCCTTCAGCAGGCGCTGCATCTCGGCCTGCGTGCCGCCGTAGCCCAGCTTGAGGTTGTCCAGCATGGTGTAATTCTGCTTGGCAAACCCCTGATAGGCGTTCTGGATGTCCTGCATGGAGGTGCCCATCTTGTTGGAGTTGTCGGCCATATCCACCATAGCCATGTTGGCCAGATCGGCAGCCGCCTGGGTGTCCTGGCTCACGCTGGACAGCAGGCTGGCGGCAAAGCTGGTGGTCTGCTCCATGTAGTCGTTGGCCGACAGGCCCACGGTCTTGTAGGCCTGGGCAGCGTAGGCCTTAACGGTGTCGGCGCTGTCCTTGAACAGCGTTTCCACACCGCCCAGGCTCTGCTGCAGCGCGCCGCCCAGGTTGATGGATTCCGAGATGATCTTGCCGATGCCGGCAGCCGCGATCACCTTTTTCAGGGTGCCCACCAGCTGGGCACCGAGGGACTGTCCGGCGGCGTCACCGGCTGCCGCAGGCTCCCCGCCCAGGGCTTCGGTGATCTTGCCCTGGATGCCCTCTGCCGAGGGCACGATCTGCACATACGCTTTTGCCAGCTCAATGCCGTCCGGCATGGTCATCCACCTCCTTTCAGGGCCGCAAGGGCGGCCTCAAACTCTTCCGGGCTGTCGTAGCTCTGCACATCGGTATCGCTGTCCGCGGACAGGCCGTGCAGGTCTGCCAGCACAGAGGGCACCGTCCGGGTGTCGTTGCTCAGGCCCCACAGGATCTGCGTCAGGCGGTCGGCGGTGTAGGCTTGCAGCTCGATGTGCAGCGGCACGGTCTTGCCGCTGGCCTTCATCATGCTGCGGCTGTCCTCCGGCAGGCCGGCAGCAAGGGTAGCCGCCAGACGCAGCGGCAGGCTGCGCCAGTCCAGCACATGGTAATATTGCGCGAAATCGCAGATGAGCGCATCCTCGTCCGACGCGATCAGTTCGGCGAGGATGCAGAGTTTTTTCCGGCAGAAAAGCTGGTCAGCAGTTCATTCAGAGCCTGCGCCACCGCCTGGGGCGGCACACGGCCCTTGTCGTTGCGCAGGTGGTCATAGAGCTTCTTGCGGCCCTCGGTGCCCAGCAGGCGCTCGGTCAGGTGGCTCATGCTGAACACGTTGCCGTCCTGCATGCCGGAAATGGCGTCGAACAGTTCCTGGTCCTCCAGAGCGTCGTCCTCCAGCTCGATGGAAAAGCCGGATTCAGTCTTTGCAGTGATCATGCCTGCACCTCCTTGGTCTTGGCAGCGGCCTGGGCGGCAGCAGTGCCGCCCAGAATGTACTCGTAATGGGTGTTGCCCTGGGCATCCGGCACGGCGGTCAGGGTGGTGTTGTAACCCACGGCGCCCTTGGCGTAGGTGATATCGCCCACGGCGGTGACGGCGGCATCCGGGATGACGATGCGCTTGACCGCCTTGTTCTTCATCACCATCTCAATGACCCAGCTGCAGTCGGCCTGCTCCTGGCTGTTGGCCTTCACGGTGATGCCGGTCTCCAGCGTGCCGGTGACGTTGCTGTCGCCATACACGGACTTGAGCACCTCCACGTTCAGGGCCTCCAGCAGGGTGTACTGGAAAGTGTCGGGCTTCTCGGTCTGCTGGGTCAGCACGGTGTCGCCGCCCCAGGCGGTGGTGTTCTCGCTGGAGGGCGAGTTGCTGTTGGTCACGCCGTCCTCGGAGGCGTAGCCCAGGCACTTAAAAGCCTTGTCCAGTTCGGTCTTGGCGTCGGTGGGCAGCGGGGTGCCCAGCGGGGCACGCCAGATGGCACCGCCCACCTTGGGCTTTGCAGCGGTCACGTTCTTTGCATCTGCCATAAAAAAGGCTCCTTTCGATCAGTAATGCACCACGCCGAAAACGGCCTGATAGCGGGGTCGTTTTCGGGTGGTGTCGGGGAAATTGTAGTCGGAATAAAGGTCGCAGCGCACAAGCTGCGGCAGGTTGTCGGCGTCCTGCATGGCGGCCTTGACAAGCTCGTTGAGCTTGGCCGCATCCAGGGTGCCGTCGTGGCTGGTGGCGGCGGGCCCGTAGGACTGCACCGCGATGGTGGCGCTATAGATGCCGTCCTCATAGCCGGAGCCGGTCTTTTCCACCACCACGAAGCGGGCGGGGGCCGGTGTTGGCACGCTCAGCCGCACCGGCACGTCCAGCCGCTCGGCCAGAAAGCTGCGGATGGTTTCTTCGATCATCTTTTTCTCCTGTAGCGGATGGCACGGCAGTCTTTCGGGCGCTTGTGGAGATGCACGCCCTCAATGCCGTGTGCAGTCGAGGTTGCTTTGAGCAGGGTGTTGTGGGCAGAGTTGTCATCAACGGCCTGCGGGGTGGCGGTCTCCACCACGGCCACGGCGCGGGTCTGAGCCACATAGGCCTCGTACCCGTCGCCACAGCGGTCTTTCACGGTGTCGGCCCGCGCTTTCAGCACGGCCTGCATTTCCGGGCTGCGCATCAGGGCACGCACCCCGGCACGGTCCAGTTCAAAGCGCACTTTACTCATCCCTTACCACCTGCACTTTCTTGTTCCAGCACAGGGGGATCATGCGTTCGATGCCCTGCACGACGCCCCCGCAGGTGCGGAAGTGCTGGCCGAAAAACGCCACCTGCACGTCGTTCCAGTCGTGGGCGTCGCCCTTGGGGATGGCCAGCGTGTAGGCCAGCCGCCGGCCGGTCAGCTGCAGTTCGGTGGTGATCTCCTCGGCGGAGGGTTCGCCCACCAGCACGTTGTGCACGGTGACCGGCGTTTCGGTGTAGACCGGGGCGTCGGCCTCGTCGGTGCCGGACTGGGTCTTTTCGTACAGGGTGATGTCGATGCCTTTCAACATAAGTCCTCCAGCGGGCTGCGGGCTCCCACGCGGCTGCCCACGCCCAGCAGTTTCTTTTCCAGTTTGGAAAGATACAGCTCCCCGGAAGAGCCGCCGCTCATGGTCCAGCTCTGGGAGAAGCCCAGCGCGGTGGCGGTGCCCTGGGTGGCCCCCATGGGGAAGCTGACGCCGCCCGTGCTGTCGTCCTCGCCCAACTGGCGGCGCACCATCCGGCAGGAAACGAGCCGTTTAGCGTCCTCTCCGGCGTCCGGGTTGTAGGCGTCAATGATAATGGCCGCCTCGCTCAGCAGTGCGGCGCACCGGGTCTGTTCGTCCTTTGACAGGGCACGGAACCCGGCTTCCACATCAAACACTTCGGCGTAGGTCATGAGGGCACCTCATCAGGCTTCGGTCTTGGTCAGCTTGTTGAACACGGTGGTGTCGCAGCGGAAGCCCACCTCGATCTCGGCACGCACGGCGAACATGTTCTGCTGGAACAGGTTGATGGTGTTGGAACCGTCGGTCAGGGTGGCCTGGTCGGAAATTGCGATCTGCACGCCCTCCACGGTGCCGTACATGGCCTGCGACCAGTCACCGGCAAAGCCGACAACGTGCTTCTTGGCGGCAGTGGAATCCGCGATGTAGGCACCCTTGCTCTGCAGGGTCTTTGCGCCCAGGATCATGGGCACGGCACCCTCGGCCACGTTGTTCAGGAACAGCGGACGGCCGGTGGTGTCCACGGCGTTCAGCAGGGCGGCCTTGCCCTTGGGGGACAGCACCCAGCCGTTCAGGATGCCGTTGTGGTCGGAGATGTCGGCGTCGGCAGCCACAAGACCCTGATAGGCATTAGTGCCGATCTCCTGCGCGGTGCAGCCCTTCAGGGTGTCGAAGTTGGAGCCCGGCACGGTGACGCCGCCAAACACCGTGGCGTCGAACTTCTGGGCCAGTGCCAGCGGCAGACGCTTGACCAGCTCGTCATACAGGGCGGGCACGTCGCGGCGGAACTGGTTGGAGAAGGGCACGATGACGGCCAGCGTGTAGGGCTGCATGACCTTGGTGGCCAGCGTGCCGCGCTTGACGGGCTTCTTGTCGGTCTCGCCGACCCATGCGGCCTCCGGGTCGCCGGTGATGACCGGAATGGTCACGCCCAGGCCCGGCAGCTTGATGGAGCGGGCCAGCGCCATGACGGCGGAGCTCTCCTGCGTTTTCTGCAGGATCTCGCTGGACACCTCACCGGGCAGGGTGATGGTGGTAGTGCGGTTGATATCAGTTGCCATAGAAAAAACTCCTTTGCTGTTACTTGGTCACCTGCGCGAACCAGTCAGCAAACTGCTGGCGGGTGGAGCCGGTGGGTTTGTTGCGGACTTCGCCGCCGTCGCGGACGCTGGGATAGCCCGGCTGTGCAAACTTGAGGATGGCCTGTGCCTGTGCAGTGCAGGCTTCTTCGGTGTCGCCGGAAAGCAGTTCGGCAGGCACGCCGGTGGCGGCCGCCACCTTGCCGCGGATGTCCCGCAGGGTGTTGGCCTTGGTCAGGGTGTCCAGCTGCTCCTGCAGCTTTGCGGCCTTCTCGTTTGCCTTCTGCAGCTCGGTCTTGCCCGCTTCCTGCGCGGCATCGAACTGCTGGGCCTTGGCCTTCAGATCGTCGTAGTCGGCGTATTTGGAGCGCTCGCGGCTCAGCCGGTCGGAGATGATGGCGTTCATCTCGGCCTGGGTGAAGGTGCGCTCCGGCTGCTGCCCCTCGGCAGCGGGGGTAGTGGGTTCCTGATGTACAGTTTCTGCCATAGTGGTAAATTCCTTTCCCGGCTTTTCCGCAGCCGTGGCGTGTATTTGCTGCAGATCTTGCAGCGTGGCACCGTCTGGAGGCATCGAACCTCCCGCTTCCGGTTTTGGAGACCGGCGCTCTTCCTGAATGAGCTAAGACGGCATGAAAAAAGCACCGTGCATTTTTTGCACAGTGCTTTGAATGGGGCAGCGTATCAGACGCGGGAAACGGCGATGTCAGCTTTCATGAGAAAGTCCTTCACTTTTTCCATCGTGTAGTCGTCCATCAGATACCAGATGCCCGCCGGAGTGATCTGGCAGCTTTCAAGGCCGGAGATCATCTTGTCGCCGCCCCACATGGTGGTGACGTCCAGACCTTTGATGTGGCCTTCGTCTTGCAGGCTTTCCATGATGTATGTCCAGTACAGTTCATTGATGCCCAGCATCTTGCTGTCATGCTGCAGCAGCTTCGGGTCAGGGTGGCGGCCTTCCTTCAGGATGACATACAGGTAAGCAAGGATTTTGTAAACGACAACGAAATAATCATCTTTTTCCATGATGGCCCCTTTCTGTTTTTGGGCAACAAAAAACCACGGTGCGTGTGCATCGTGGTTAATAATCGCGGAAGGGACAGGATTCACAGATTTTCTTCCAGTCGGGCTTTACCTTGAACCGGGCAGGAATACTACTCTCAATGACTTCCTGATTTTCCATGCAATCAACGGGGGCAATCCAGTCATCTATCAACGGACACTTGACACTTACTGCTGTTCCGGTCTCATCCGGTCGGTATTCAACATTACCCAAGAATGCCATTGTTTTTCATCTCCTCGATCAGAGCCTTAAGATTATCTGTGTATTCTACGGAACTATACGCCGTTCGGATTTCTTTTTGAGGAATGCTTACATAAGCTGTGCCGTCTGCTCCGTAGTATCTCTCAAACTGACCATTCCATACTGTAACCGAGATTTTTGCGTCCCGGATATACTGTTTGGCCTGTTTTTCACTGACGTTGTGGGAACGTTGTTTGTTGACGTGTGTATCATCAAACGTGAGACTGTCAACATCAATGGGTGTCGGCTTGAGGTGGATAACAGCGGCCTTTGGCAGTTTTGCAACAGTACGAAGTTTTTCTATTATTATAGCATCTTTCGTATCGTTTGCATAGCCTTTTCTTACCGCATACGCTGCCCTTTTTTGTGCGTTGATAACGTCCTTCCGGGCTGCATAATCAATGCGCCGCCAGTTGTTGATATCACTGCCCGCGTCACGGTACTGCCGGAGGTATGCTTCCGGGTCGTAGCCGGAAACGTCAAACTCCCGGCTGAACCGCACCGCAAACTCACAATCACAGTTGGCGTGGATGTGCTGGGCGTGGCCTTTCTTCAGCAGGTTCTTGCTGGCTTTCTGCCAGCCGTTGGAAGCCAGCATCCGGCAGAACGGGCAGGCGTCGCCGTGGGGCACCCATGCCCACTCCGCACCGTCCCGGATGGCATTGCGGGTGGTGGTGTCGGCACCGGCCTGCTTTACCATGCGGGAAACGCCCTGCTGCAGGCTGGGCGGGCTGTCCTGCGTGGCCTTGACCATGCCGGTCACCTCGCCATAGGTGGCGGTGGGTGCAGGCTCTGCGGCGGGCAATGTGACCCCCTGCGCCTCGGCCAGGGCGTCGTACATCTGACAGGCCAGCTCTGCGCTGCCCTCGCCGTACTTGGTCACAAGGGCGTAGGCGTAGCGGATGAGGGCGTCGGTGTCGGCTTCCGGGTGCCCGTCCATGTACTCCCGCATGAGCTGCCCGGCCTTCTGGTTCAGCTGGGAAAGCCGGGAAATGTACTCATCCCATGCCGCTTGTGTCAGTTTCATCTTCCATCTCCATCAACACCTGTGCACCCCGCGCCCGCTGCTCCTGCGCCTTGATGCGCCGGATGTCCGCCTGGTCAAAGCCGATCATCTCCAGGAAGGTGTCCGTGCTGGCGAACTCCTGCCGAGCGGATGCGATCTTGATGGCGGCGTCCGCCGTCACGGCTACACTGGGCATGGCGGGGTTCTTGAAGTGGGCCATGATGCCGGTCTCATCCTCGGTCAGGTCGGCCAGGCGGCAGTCCCGCGCTACGGCCTGTGCCATGCAGGCAATGGTGCGCAGGGCGTCGCCGTTGCCGGTGTTCAGCTGCTGGGCCAGAAGCACCAGCGTCTGGCTCTGGGCAAGAATGGCGTCGCTACTGGTGGGGTTGGCGTCGTTCACCACGCCCACGTCGGTCACGGTCAGGCCGGTGGCCGCCGCAAACTGGGTGGCGGTCATCCGCATCTTCTCCACATGGGGCGTCAGGCTGCCCTGTGCCAGCTGGCCCAGGGTCGGGTTTTCGCCGGTCTCCGGGTTGGCCGTGGCGGCGATAATGGCCCCCATGTAGGTCTTGAACTTGTTGGAAATGATGGCGTCATACTGTTCATCGGTCACGCCGAGGATGTACTTCTGGGGCGTGGTGGCAAACTCCAGCGCGATGGTTGCGTTGGCTGCCGTGCGGATGTAATCGTTGATCAGAGCGCGGATGGGCTTTTTGAGCCGGGAGCGGCCGAAGGGCTTGGAGTTGGTGGCGTTCCAGATCAGCGGTTCCATCAGCGGGCGGCCCATCTTGTGGGCGTGGCGCTGCGCCGTCCAGAAGCTGCCATTGGAATTCAGCACAATGACCGTGTCATCTGTGTAGAAGTTGACCACGGAAGGCCGCCATGTGCCCTCGAAGTGCTCATCCTTCACGGTGTCCACGATGGCAAGGCCGCAGTCGATGCGGCCCTTCTCGCCGCTCCAGAGGGCGGCTGCCGTGGCAGGCGAGTGGAACCGGATGCTGCAGCCGATGGCGTTGTCCCCGGACAGGGTGGCAAAGGTGCAGCCGTATTTCAGCTCGTCCCGGCAGGCCTTGGCGTACTGTGCCACAAGGCGGTTGTCGGCCACCAGCTTTGCAAGGCTGTCCAGACTGCCGCCGGTGCCCACAAAGCCGTCGAACATGGAGCGGGCCGCCAGAACATCCACGGCCTTCTGGCCCCAGCTGCAGCCCACTTCCAGGTTGCGCAGGCCCTGCGGCAGGGCAATGCCAAGGTTCACGTCCTGCAGGGTGACGTGGCCCTCGTAATATTTATCTTTCAGGCGGTTGCGGCTCTGGTGGTAGTTGTAGACGTCGGCCAGATCCTGCAGCTGCTGCAGTTCTTCCGCGCTCAGGCCCTCCACCGGGCCAAAATTCAGGGTAACGAACATGGTGCTCCTTTCAGCCGATGCGCATCTTGCGGGTCGGGTCGCGGCGGCAGGTCTTTGCGCCCCACAGGGCCAGCGCGCAGGCTTCCACCGGCAGGCTGTTCTCGCCGCCAAAGCCAAAGCCGCCCGCAAGGGGGCGCTTGACGGCGGTCACGGCGCTCGCATCCAGCGTGGTCTGGGGCTTATACCAGGTCAGCGCTCCCTCGTTGACGCTGTTGGTAAAACCGCTCACGGCGGCGATCACGTCCCGTGCTCCGGGCCGGATGACCGCGTTCTTTGCCTTCCAGACTTCCCGGATGCGCTCCACCAGCACGTCCACGCCGTTGCGCCCGTCGATGACCACGCAGCTGGCCTTGCCGTACCGGTCGCACAGCCAGTCGGCCAGCCATGCAAGGCCCTGCCCGGTGGGCCGCAGGTCGATGAGAGAAACGCGGGCGGGGCCCTCTTTCGGGATGACCGCGCCGCACAGGCACACGGCGCTGCCGTCGGCGGCAAACTTGACGCCGTAGGCGGTCTTGCCCTCCGGCTTTTCCTCCTCGCTGGCACAGGCTGCCCACGCTTTGCGGTCGAGGGCATAGTCCAGATGTTCGGTAGCCACCGGGCTCCACCAGCCCAGGCGTTCCCGGGCGAAGGTGTCCGGGTCCAGCTGCTCGCTTTCACCCTCAATGGTGCCGTACTGGATGCGCCGCCCAAGGGCCGGGTTGGCCGCTGCCCAGCGGGCGGGGTCCTTCACGTCGCCGATCTCCGGCACGCTGAACTCAAACCACGCGGCCTTTTTTGCTTCGCCGTCCAGCGCCCGCTTGCGCAGGGCGCGGAACACGGTGCCCACGGCATCCGGGCCGGGCGGGGTGCCCACATAGATGGTCTGGGGGTTCAGGCTGGCCGAAATGGCCGGGATGAAGCTGCCCTGTGCGGTCTCGTCCAGCTCCTGTGCCTCGTCGAAGATGAGCAGGTCGCCGTGCTGGCCGCGTCCGCCGTTGCGGGTGCGGGCCAGAAACTTGATCTTTGCGCCGCTCTTCAGGATGATCTGCTCGCGGCCCAGGGCGGTGCGGATCTCGGAAACATACCGGCGCATTTTCGGGCCCTCAAAAAAGGCCCGCATTTCCTCAAAGGTCTCGGTGGCGGTCTTTTGCAGGTGGGCCGTGTAGATGACCGTTTCTCTGAACATGAGCATGCCGGAAGCCGCCCGCCCCTGCACCAGCAGGCTCTTGCCGTTCTGGCGGGGCACGCTGCCGCCCGCCGTGGGGGCAGTCCATTTGCCGGACACGGTGCGGCCCATCCAGTCGTCCAGGATGTCGCTCTGCCATGGGTCCAGCACGGTGCCGCCCGCCCGCAGGATGCGCACGGCATCCGGCCCGTCAGTGGCCTGGTACTCCGGCGCGATGCGTTCGGACGGCTCCTGGCTTCCCATCATTTTCACGCTCTGCGAGGATCTCGCCGATCTCGTCGCCATCGTCGTTTGCTCCTTCGATCTCTTCAATTTCCCGGATGGTCTCCCGGTACTGCTTGGTCAGCTGAGGCAGGGCGCGGCAGTCCTTGCAGGTGTCGATGCCCGCCGCCAGCACCTTGGCCAGCTGTTTGAGCTGCTCCAGCCGGGTGCCCCGTGCCGTGATGCTTTTCATGGTCGCCATGGCTCAGAAGCCCCCTTCAAAATTTTCCTGTGTGTAAATCGGCGCTGGACGGCACAGGGGTCGCCGTGGGCGGGGGCGGGGGCCCCTCCCCACCCCTCACCAGTCGCCGTCTGAAACCTTCGGAATCCGCACGAATTTGCCCGTTTTCGGGCCGTTTTGCCCGGTTTTGTTTCCCTTTTGCGCGTTGCAGAACCAGTGTGCGGGTTGGAGGTTCGACCAATCTTCGGCAGCTGCCCGCGCGGACGGGTAGCCGAACTCCCGCCAGCGGGAAACCGGCTTGATCTCGTCCACCACGAAGGATAGCGGGTGCTGTGCGTCGGAAGGTTCGTCATAATGAATCGGCCCGAAACGCCCGTGACAGATGCCGCATTCGCCGCCCATCGCCCGGAGCCGGGCCCGGTTGCGCCGCCGCAGCTGGCCGTTGGCATAGCGCGGGTTGCCCATGCGGTTCACCTCCTGACAGACAAAAAAGCCTGCGCAATGGCAGGCAGATCTTGTGCCCCGGCAAACACTCCGGGGCCTTTGCAGGGGCGGGGGGTGCTTTGCGGAGGGGGCAGGGTACAAAATGACCCCGGAGTACAAACGAGGCCCGGGGGTGGTAAATATGGAGCCGTTGGCCGGACTTGAACCGGCATCGTGACCCGCCCTGACCGGACGGTGCTCTGCTTGAGCTACAACGGCATGGAATGTGCACAGCTGCCCGCAACGGCAGCTTGCTGGTCAGAATGGAAGGGAAACCGCTTGGCTATGCTGCCATGCACATTGTGGGATGATGTCCAGAACCCGCGTCTATTCAAAGGCCCCGCCGGGTACAGGCCCGGACGGTGCCGCTGGATAGCAAAGCAAAATACCCGGCTGGTACATTCAGGCTGTTGGTTGATAAAGGTTGTTCCCCTGTCGCAGCCGGGCAATACAAAAGCCGCAGGGTGTTGGATGTTGTCCAGCTCCTTGCGGCTTTCGCAGTCTAATAATATCACAGGCAAAACATTGAAAAACAGTGCAAGTTGCCCTCAAAACATGGTATTGTATTGCAAAGTGCCCCCAAAACATGGTATTTACTGGCGTTCTGGGACGTCCAGCGCCTTGACGGCTCTCTTGTGCCGTCTGTATACGCTGCTTACTTCCATGCCCATCTTGACGGCGATCTGCTCCCACTTCTTGCCGTCGATGTATCGCAGGTGCAGGATCTCGTAATCCTGTATGTCCACGGTCTGGTTCATGACGCTCAGGATCTCCTTGCAGATCCTCTGGCACTCCATCACCTGCGCGTTGGCTGCCTGCATTGCATCCGCGATGCGCTCCACAGATCTGGGCAATGCCTGACCGTCACCAGCGCCGCCGGGAACAGGGGAAAGCACCTGCGTGATATGCTCCGCGTCTGTACGGTACCGCTCTACCTCTTCCAGCTTGATCTTTTCCAGTTTTGCGGCCTTGCGGTACCGCCGCAACCATTCCTTTTTTTCTTCATAGGTCATCGGACTGCATCCTCCCTTTATTCCCCCATAAGGTTGTCCCTCAGGTGAAACATATCCAGCTGCGAGGTGTATGCGCTAAAGCGTTCCTCTTGCCGGTCGAAATACTCTTTGCAGAGCTCAAACCCTACAAAGGACAACCCGGCATTGTAGGCTGCAATCCTGCTGCTACCGCTGCCGAGGTGTGTGTCAAGCACTTTCCATCCCTGTTTGGCGTACCGCTGGAAAATCCAGTCATACAAGGCAACAGGCTTTTGCGTCGGGTGGATTCTCTTCTCATTCAGGGCCTTGTTTCCCTGCATGATGTACCCCTCTGAAATGCTCTTTCCCTGTAGCATACCGTTCCACATGAACCGGAACAGACGCACGCTGTCAAACAGATCTGTTGCAGCAAGCTCACAATCCGAGAAACTTGTGCTCTGGTTGCATTTATCCCACACGATCCTACCGGGTGCAAACTCGTAGTCGAAATAATTGCAGCCCCAGACGATATAGTGCGCAGCTACCCGGCGCAGTTCGTCAAAATAAGCCTTGCCCGGAACCGACCACGATTCCGTCACAGGGTAGTCAATACGGTGAACGCCGATCTTGCTTGACTTGCAGCCATAATACCCGCGGCGCTCTGGGCCGGAAAAGTATGGAGGATCTACAACAGCAAGATCAAAATGCCCGTCAGGAATTTTCGCCATACCCTCCATGCAGTCCATGTTGTAGCAAACACTTATGTTTCCATCCATAGCCCGCTCACCCCATAGAAACATACCTGTTTTCGCACTGGAGGTTGTTGCAAAAACGCTCGGCTCCAATGACTTTCAGCGGCTTGCCACAAAACGGGCAGAATTTAGGCACCCCGCGTGTCTGGTACGGGTTTCCATCTGCCTTTGTTCCACCCGCTTGCAGCAGGTGAGCCATACACGCAATAGAGCCGGGCTCCACCACCGCCATACAGTTATGGCGTGCCTTGCAAGAACTACAATCCATTTTTGCTTGCCTCCTATACCGCCCCGCCGGGCGGCCTTTTGTTAATTTGCGGTCACACAAGTAAAGTGCTGCGTCATCTTGTCAAATTCCAGCCCTGCATTGCCCACGCGACCCTCTTTGTTCTTGGTCAGGCGGCTGAAATAGGTGTCACCGTCAGCTGACAGCAGCAAAATGGCATCCGCGTCCTGCTCGATCTGGCCGGATTCACGCAGATCCGCGTTGGACGGCTCTGCCCGTGCAGCGTTGCGGTTCAGCTGGGCCAGCGCCACAACGAGGATGCCGGTTGTCTGGGCCAGTTCATGCAGCGCAATGGAGATCTCTGTGATTGCATTGTACCGGTCACTGCTGCCACGCTCATGGATCAGCTGCAAATAGTCCACGAAAATGATATCTGCTTTCATTCGGAGGGCCTGCGCCTTGATCCACGCCACGCCCTTGCCAGCTGCGGAACGGATGAACAGCGGCCAGCGCTTCATATCGGCCAGCCGGTCAAGTTCGTTCATGGACAGCGTTTTATTTTTGACCGCCGAGAGAGGAGCATACAGCTGGTTGGCAATCAGACGGGCCTGCAATGTGGCCGGGTCTGTTTCCAGCGAGAAATAACACACACGCTTGCCCTGCTTGGCCATGCCAGCAGCAAGCTGGAGGCTCAGAGCAGTTTTGCCTGCGCTGGGTCTGCCGCCGATCACGAAATAGTTGCCGGGCACGAGGTGCAGGTTTTCGTCCAGCTTGGACAGGCCGGTGCGGATGTACTTGGGTTTCTCGTCCAAATGCCGGATATAATCATCCAGCAGATCGCCCACGCTCTGAAAATCGTTCTTTTCAGTGTGGATATCCAGCGCCTGCCCCATCTGCTGGTAAAGATCCGGCAGATCATCAAAGGCGGTTGCAGCATCCACAGCCCTAAAGGCAAGGCTCTGGAAACGGGCCTTTGCGGCATCCTCCATGATGATCCGCGTCCACTCTTCCACGCGGTCACGGGTCAGCCGGATGCACTCACTCTCACAGGAGGCCACGCAGGACAGCAGGTTTTGCTTTTGGTCTGGGTATTTTGCCGCGATCTGCATGATATCCAGCAGGCCCTTTGTGATCCAGAAGCCCTGCACCGCTGCAAAGGTTGGCTGCAATTCAGGTCGGAAATGCTCAATGCTCAGCTCCGGCAGGGAATACGGTGCCAGCTGATCGTCCATCAGCAGCGCGCCGATCAACACGCTTTGCACATCCATCACAGATCCTCCCATGTACGCCCGCCATACGGGGTTGTAGGCTGTGCAGCGGGCTGGCCCCACTCTTTCCGGTTCCTCAGCCAGTTACGCGCTGCCGCTTTCCAGTCCTTCATTTTGGTTTTACCCACGATCCACCCGTTAGCCTCGTACCGATCAACGAACTTGTCAGCCTCGGTCTGAGCATCAGCAGGCGGGACACCACGCTCCCGGAAGTACGCTCTGACCTGTTCCACCGTAGGCGGTGAAAAACGAGTTGCGGACGGCCCTTTATTCTCGCTTTTATTATTATTTTCTTTCTTGGGTGCACATTCTGCACCGGTAGAGGTGCACTTTTTGCACCCATCAGAGTGCACATTATTCACCGGTGCATTTTCTTCACCGGTGCACTTTTTGCACCCATCAGAGTGCACATTATTCACCGGTGCATTTTCTTCACCGGTGCACTTTTTGCACCCATCAGACGCAGAAGCACACGCCGCCGGGCGAAGCGCTGCATACCGGTTTGTGGGCCTGCCGTTTACCGGCTCAGTCCACTTGCGGATTAGGCCGTCCTTTTCCAGTTCAGCCAGCAGGTTCAGCACGGCCCGCTTGCTCAGCTTGAAATACTCCACAATGTAGCTGACAGAGCCATAAAAGCAAGACTGTTCGTCCTGTGAAAAACCCCAGATCAGGGCATAGATCAGGAGTTTGTTGCCGTTGAGGTTGTAGTCTGTGACCATCCACGGCTGCACCACAACATATCCGTCTTTTCTCATCCTGCTTGTCCTCCTGAATTAAAAGGGGAGATCGTCATTGTCATCGATCACGGCAAAATCGTCCACGCCGCCATAGTTGGCAGGCGGGTCAGCCTTTGGCCATGCCTCAGAGCGCGGGGCAGCCTCGCCGCCCTCGTCCACCGGCTTGCTGGTGCCCTTGGAGCCCGCAAAGTTGATATTGTCGGCCACAACGGCAACGGATGTACGGTTGTTGCCGTTCTTGTCCTGATAGTTGTTGGTCTGGAGACGGCCATTGATGGCGACTAGACTGCCCTTCTGGAAGTAGCGGCACACAAAATCCGCCTGCTGCCGCCATGCCACGATATCCACAAAATCGGCCTGACGCTGCTCGCCGGGCTTTGCGAAATTGCGGTCACAGGCAATGCGGAAGCGGCAGACATTCACCCCCGCCGGGGTGGTGCGGAGTTCAGGATCCGCCACAAGGCGGCCCATAATTGCGATAACATTAAGCATTGATATAGTCCTTTCCAACGGCGGCCATCCATGCAGCGTGTGCGCCGGGGCCGTTCTTCTCCTCATATTTCGCCTGTGCAACAGCTTTCAGGGTCTGGGCGCAGGTGGCGTTATAGTGCGGGCTCATGCCCGGCTCATTGTGGTGCTGGTGGCACAGCCAGACCTTGAGGCCGTGCCTCTCCGAAAAGCTGCGCAGCGGCCCATTGAGGACATGGTGCTCCTCCAGCCCGCGCGTGGTCTTTACCGCGTACCAGCGGCGGCAGATGTAGCACTCCTTTTCTGCCTGAATGATGCTTTTAGACAAGCGGCACCCCATCCTTTTGCGTGCTCTCATAAGCCTCGCGGTATGAGTGCACATTATCGACCTGATACTTCTGGCCGTTGAAAAGTTTAACGGTGAACCCATCAATGAAGTCATACCGCCGGGCGACGTTGATGCACTGCGCCAAGCCCCGTGCGGTGTTCCGGTTGACTCCGTGAGCCATCAGCAGCTTGCAAAAACGCTTGCGGGTCATTTTCTTGGTCATCTGTCAAGACTCCTTTCCAATAGCGCCCTGACCTCTCTGGATCCGGGCATACATTTCGCCGTAAGGGTACAGCGTGGCCTCCGTGAAGCACTCGGCTTTTTCGTTGTAAGACCATCAGGATGCCCTTGTGCCCCTCAGAGTAGTGGCGCAGTTCGATGATGGTACGGACAGCCTGCCGGATATCGCGAGCCTGTGATTTGTGCTGCGAGATCATCAGCTTTTCAAAGCGTTTGCGTTTCATGGTTCACTCCACTCCTGCCAGTAGGCAGTCACTAAGGGATCACTCACGCCCATCTCGGCAAGGCGGTCAAAGATCCCGTCTATCATGTTCTTCATTTCTTGGGTGGTAAAGGTGGAGCTGCCCTGTGTGCACTTGACCGTGCAGCGGTTGTTATCCAGTATCTCCACCAGATGGACAAGCCGGTAGCAGCCGCGCAGGATATCCAGAGCGCCCGCCGGGACTTCCAGATAATCCACCTTGGCACCGTACTTCTCCAGCATCTCCAGATAGCAGTCCTCCGGGGTGACGCCGCCGGTGCGCCCGCCGTTGTAATGGTCTGCCATGATGGTGAGCAGTGCCCACATGAGGCTGTTCTGGGCCGTGCTGCGCTTGTGGTGCTCTGGCTCCACGGTCAGGGTCAGGCGCAGGGGCTTATCCTTGGCCAGTTCATCCAGCCGCTGGAAGAGCTGAGTTTCCACAAATTCCCCGGCGCTTTCCACGGTCAGCCGCCGGGTGGCCGGATCGTAGACCACCGGCAGCCTGCCGATCACTTTTCCCATGTGATCTTGCGGCCATCCTTGTCCGTGAACTGTACGCTGAGGATCTCGCCGGTGTCCGGGTCGCGCAGGAACTTGTCCACGGTCAGGGCGGATGCCAGCCGGTAGCCCACGATCTGGGGCACCTCATCCGGCTTGCGGCCGGGCTTCTGGACGCTGGAAATGGCCACCTGATCGCCGCGCAGCACAATGGGCGGCAGAGCCAGCACGTCGCTGCCGACACCCCACAGCTCTGCCGCTGCCACAAAACTGGTTTCTTCCTTCCAGCGCTCCGGGCTGCCGGGGTGCTTACCCTCAAAGGCAGCGGCATCCCGGAAACAGTAGTCGCCCATGTACGGGTTAAAGACGCCGACGGCACACCAGAGCCGCCCATCGGCAAAATACCGGCGTTCACCCCAGCCCAACGGGCCGAAGGTCTCGTTCAGGATGCAGCGCACTGCTGACGGTCTCGGCATGAGGAAAATCTTTACGGCATCCTTGGACACCTCGCGAACGACCGCCACAGCCTCTGCGGGATGCGTCTGACGCGGTTTTGGACATTCAAAGGGGAACTGTACCACCTGCGCCGCCGGGCGCTCCTGTGCGCTCTGGGCGGGCTTTCTGCGGGTGGTGCTTTTCGCGTTACTTTTTGCGGTTGTAGACATTCTGCAAACGCTCTCCTTTCTCGTTGTAGGATCTCGGATCAGCCAGCGGATGCAGCCAACCATATTGCAAGGCTGCCTGTGCGGCCGAACGTGCCGCCGGGGGGGCTTTCCAAAGATCATTCATCTCGTCCGCGGTCACGCCGCAGGCAATGTGGGTGTGCTTGGTGCAAGTCACCATGCAGATGACCACACCGTCCGCCGTGGTCGCATAGACCGCCGGCGGCATCAGGCTCCGGATCTCACAGAGCAGCTTGGCCTGCTTGGTCGGAGCCATGGCCCGGGGCCACAGCCAATCCTCGTCCAGCAGCCACACGGACTTGCCGTTCTGATAGACCTTTTGCGCCTGCGGCCATGCGTTCGCATAGATCTTGCGCATGACCGTGGCATGTGTTTTGCCGTGGATCTCTGCCCACTCGTCAACTGGTACCATACGGCCCATCAAAATCACCTCTTTCTGTGCTTTGTACACTGGCAATGGCTTTTGTTTTACCTCCTGCCATCATCGGAGGGCACCGGTCAAGCCGGATCAATGCTCAAAACTTTGCATCCAAGAATCATATACCGGCCCATCAGGTGCTCCATGGACCACAGGGAAGTATAAAGGCGATCACCGTCAAGCGTGATGTTCTCGGTGCGATTATAAGGCGTTCGGACACGGAGTAGCTTGTCCGCGTCCTTGTCCTCCAGCGTGAGAGATATGGCGCGCTCACGGGGCGCAGGGTCATGCGGGGCGTCATACGATTCGTATACGATTTTTACGGTTTTCACGGGTATGCCTCCAATCTCTGGATGTCATAGATTGAGTTGTACAGGTACTGCCGCCCGCCGCGCAGGTATTCGAGACTTTGCAGCAGCATTTCCAGATGGTACAGGGCAGGCGGCGGGTTGCTGCCTTTGAGGTGGTAGTGAAGCCAGTGGATCAGATCGCCAAACTGGGTGCTATCCATCCGCAGGACAGTGGACGCCTTGAAATTATGCCCGCGGCCGTCCGTTGCATAGTAGAGGATGCCTGCATATTGCAACTGGGCCGTGTCCATGGTATACTCTGGTGGGAAGTCATCCATGTTGGGCTTGTCCGTGTTGGCGCACGGGCAGGCTCTTTCTTTTTGCCTGGTCATGATTCAAACAGCTTTTTGAGGAAAGCCGCCTCCTTGCCGGAGAACCCGCCGGGCACACCATCCTGTTCCAGCTTGTACAGTGCAAGGGCAGCGCTCTCCATGGCCTTGCCGAACTTGTGGCTCATGGTGCTGATCTCCTCGTGCGTCATATTCTTGCGCAGGCAATGTGCAAAAACGTTGACGGTCGTGGTCATCAGGGTGTTAAGAGCGACATGCGGGGGCATCTTGTCATCGTAGTGGACGGAGATCAGATCGCCCGGTTCCAAGTCAATTGTGATCTTCATACTCAACCCTTCCTTTTCATTTTCTCCCAGCTTGCGCGGGAGACCTTTTCGATGTGGTAAATGTACTTGTTGTTGTGATGCTCTCTCGTGTGGGTGATCGCGCTGAAAAAGCTGTGCTTGCTGGCATAGCCCATCTGCTGCACGATCATGTCCGCGGTGCCGCAGGCCACGATCTCGTCCGTCTGGGCGTCGTAGATGGTGTACCAGTTGACCGATCGGGGCCCGGTCATGCGCCGCGGCTGCTGCGCTCCGGCAGGGCAGGGTACTCGTCGTTGCGGGCGTGGTTGCGGGTGATCCGGCCATAGCGGCCGCCCTTGCCCTCCCGTTCTTCACGGTCCTGTGCCAGGAAGCCCAGCTTCATGCACAGCAGCCCCAGCAGGACCAGCACCACCGCTGTGGTGAAGGTGTTGCCATTGATCGCGCCGCCCGTCTGTGCGGCGCCCTCGGCACCCATGCCCAGCACCAGACCCACACTGCCGCAGGCCACGGCCAGCCAGTGCCATACTCTTGACTTAATCTTCATCGTCGTCCTCCTCTTTCAGCGCGCGGATCGTGTTGTAGAGCAGTCCAGACGCCCAGCCCATCTGCCGCTCAAAATCGTCCGGGAAATAGCTCTTCAGAATCTGGGCGATTGCGCACACCAGAAGATGCAGCACGTCGCTGGGACTACCTTCGATCTTGATGGTCGAGTCCTCACTGTCGATGTAAAGTTTTGCCTTCATGTTCATGCTCCTTTCTCAACCTTCGGGAAGAAATACTCTCCGATCTGTTCCTGTGGAATGTGCAGCTCCCTGCAAATGGCGGTGATTTCGTAATGGCGCCACTCATTGTTCTTTTGCTCCGGCTTCGGGTTCAGGCGGGTGGACAGGGTGCTTTCACCCATGCCGACCAGCTTGGCGAACTCCCGGTGCTCAAACCCTTCGTCCTCGATGAGGCGGGCCAGCTTCAGGTAAGGGCTTCTTGGCTTTCTCATGGCTTTCATCCTCCTTCTTTTTGCGGATGTGTTCCAGCCGCTCCGGCTGGCGTTTTTCCCAGCGCTGTTCTGCCCAGCGCTTGTTGCGGCCGTTCACTGGGCGGCCTCCTTGCCGGTAAAGCCCATCGCCAGCAGCGAAAAGCCGTCCCGGTTCATCAGGTACATGGGGTACTTCTGGTGGTTCTGAGGGTGGACGTACTCGGTCTTGAAGAACAGCGGGGTGTCCCCATTTTTGGGGAAGCTCTTCACGATTTCCGCGATGTCGCGGATGACGTGGTCATGGCGTTTGCCGAAGCGCTTGGCGACGTCCCGGCTGGATGCCACCGGTTCGCCGTTCTGGGTGGATAAGATGATGTCGTTCATGGTGAAGATGTACCTCCTTATTTTCGATGTGTTTTGATATAACGTTCGATTCTTTCGCACACACGGCAGACTCCTGTATAAAATTTGACTTTCTGCTCAGTGACGAGTATTTTAATAATCAGAATAAGTTTGTCCATAGAACCTCCCAAAGAAAGGAATGATAAGATGAGTGATGAGAAGAATAGCGGCAACACCTTTAACATCAATGCCGTACCAAGTTGCATTGACGAACCTGTAAAGGCTGTTCTGAACCCCGGTGCTAATCAGATTGGAACTCTTTTTGGAGATCTTCTTGCAATGGCAACAAGCAAAATCCATTTTTCAGCAGAAAAGATGCGGCTGCAGCAAGCGCATGACTTGGAGACCTTTAAAAAATCACTGAGTGACAAGTTGAATGCGAAACCGAAAGAATGCTTGGTTGAACCTCGTATGCAGGTGGTAGGTCCTGCTGTCGAAAATGCCAAGTACTGCATGGATGAGCCGAAAATTAGAGAAATGTTTCAGAATTTACTGGCAAATGCAGCAGATGAACGTTATCAAAGCAAGGTTCACCCTTCCTTCTCGGCGATAATTGCGCAGATGTCTCCTCTGGATGCAGAAAACCTTTCACTGTTCAGAAAAAAAGAGGTATACCCAATTGCCAGATATAAGTTCAATCTTTCTGGTGGTGGCGAGTATGTATCGTTCACACACTGTTTCTTGGTAAACTCCAAAATGAAAACAGCAGATGAACTGGAATTGCAAGCCGCGTCGTTGAGTTCACTGGAGCGCCAGGGGCTGATAGAAATCATTTATGGACAGCTTTTGTTGGACAAAACGGTATATGAGCCATTTGAAAATACAGAAATTATGCAAAGGTCACGAATTACACTTTCTATATATCAAGCAATGGAAAACGAGAATACTCCTGATGATATGAGACACACCTCTGTAACACAACAAAATGGCATTGTGAAATTAACGCCCTTCGGAAAAGAGTTCACTCAGGTATGCTTTTCCAGCTGAACTTTCCGCCCAGCGCTCCTCTTCCACAGGTCCGCTGGGCTTTTTGTGGCTCTCCATCTTCTTCACTTCCTTGTGTGCACCTCGCTCCTGCGGTATACTGGAAAAAAACAGGAGGGATCATATGGATAGAAAAGAAATCTGCGATGCAATCGTTCTGACTGCGGCCGAGAAAAAGCTGCTGAAAGAGATTTACAGGAATCCGCACCGGAAATGTGAACGGGCAGAAGTGGAAGCACTTGAAGAGGTAGGTCTGGTGGAACAGGACACGGAAAAACAACCAAACTTTGGCGTTCCATTCCCAGTTGGGACCTACTATGTATCAGACTTCTATTTTGTGTACAAAGAGTACCTGCGGGACAAGCGCCGGGACATGACCCTGCAATCCCTCTGGCTGCCTATTGTGGTCAGCATCATTACCACCCTAACAGTAAACGCACTACAATGGTTGTGGCCGCTGCTATTACAATGGTCTTCCAGTTGTCACTGAGAAAGTCCTTCATGAGATTCGCCTCCTTTTAATGCAGGAGATTCTTGACTGTCTCAAGAATCGGAATGAGGTCGCTGCGGAGACTCAGGATGCTTCCGTAAACGCTCTCGAAGTTGCCCAGGAGGATTTCGAGGGTGCTGTAGATGTCGCTGATCTGCCAGACAATTCGCAAGAGCAGGAGACTTTGGACAAAGCAGGCGACGCTGAGAATTAAGCTGCTTCGTTTAAGTTTTTGAATCTCGTCCTCCATAACCCGGCCTTCCGTCTCCAGCGGTTCGCCGGGCTTTTTGCTGCGTTTCATTTTCCGTATCACCTCGTATAATAAAATAGTAGTATTTATAGACCGCTCTCCAGCGGGATGCTACAATAATTATAGGGTGCTGTGGATTGGTCTTTATCACCTACCGTCAAACGGTTTTGCGGAGGCTCCAACCACAGCTTCTTTGTTGAAATGTTAATCAGTTAGATACTGCTAGACGGTTTATTTAGAACGAGGTTACAAGAGCAAAGAAGTCTGTGGTCCTGAACAGCATCGAAATAAATACGCCGGAGGTATCAAAATGGTTTGTGTTGGAATTGACGTTGCCAAGGATAAGCA